ATGTATTTATATCATAGGGATTATTAATGACATGTATAGTAGGTATAGTAGATAATCTTTCTACCCCCCGCAAAGTCTATATGGCGGCGGATTCGGGGGCATCTGATGAAAGTATTATGATATCTATAATAGATCCTAAGATACAAAAGAATGGAAAATATCTTATAGGATATGCAGGAGAAACAGGATTAGGACAATTATTACATAGTATTGATCTTCCAGATCCTTCTGGATATAATGGAAAAGAATTAACTAAATTTTTAAGAACAAAATTTTGTCAAGTATTTAAGAATGCTATAGGTATTTATTCTCCTTCTACTTCCCCCGCCGATGACAAGGACGGCGGCATCCTGGCCCTCATCGCCGTGCGTGGGCGACTGTTCGAATTCGACTCATCAGACTTCCAACTCAACGAGATCACTGAAGGAGCCATTGGATCTGGCGGCACAATAGCCTTCGGCTCTTTGTACACAACCAGGGGGTATAAAGATATAAATAGAAGATTAAAAATAGCGGTAGAAAGTGCAATAGAATATAGTCCTTCATGTAAAGGACCTATCTATTTTGACTCAATATAATTATCTTTTAAAATAGTATTACTATCTGGCAAAATGCCCATATTATCTATATAAAACTATATAAAAACTATTACGAATAGGGCAAAATCATGCCATTTTTTTGGGCATAAAAAACATTACGAACACATAAAAATATGCCCATATGTATTGACAAAATATAAAATATATGATAGGGGCTATGGGCAAAAGATATTACGAATTAAGATTATAATCGCAATCACCCACTATCTTCCCTTTTATTCCACTCGTCATAGTATATTTTAGTCTTGTAACATGTTTAGTATAGTATTGTTCTATTTTTTGGGGTATAAATTTGGCTTTATAGGTTCATATTGGCTATGGTTTATATGAATATATGATCATATGTGTATAGGTTATATAGGTATTAATTGCTATCTTTCTACCCCTCGCATTTGTGGGCTTCCATAATCATAGCCACATGCTTTTGCATGAATATATCTATATTAAAAGTATATCCACATGAATGACATCTAGCCTGGTTATAGCCCCTGTTATCTTTATCCTTGACCCTATCAATAATCCACATTACCAACCACCACCACAGACTTCCTTATAATGATACCTAGTTGTTTTCTTAAGACTTTTCTTACTAGGGGCATACATGTCTAAAGAACATGAAGGACATTGATAAAACCATTCCCTACCAAAATAGTCATAGATAAAGCCTTTAAGAGTCTTATTCTTATTTAACACAAACTCTTCAAAAGGATACAACACATCATTAGGAGTCATATCAACTATTGTAAGACCATAGTATTATGCCTATAAATATACCTGTAAATAGGAATAGAATATTGGTTATCATATATCTCCTCTCTACCCCCGATTAGTCGTCTTGCAACAAATAGTCTATGTAGGCCTGCAGTTGGCTGACCAACTCATCATTGGCCTCCATGTAGTCCTTCATCTCCTGAGTCAAATCCTGAGCCTTCAACTCATCCTCTGCTCTTCTAAGTCTTAGTAAAATATCTGCAATATCATTCTTATCCATTACGATAACCTATTCCCTTTCTTCTTACCCTTTAGTTTATATTCCGAAGGTTTCTCACCCTTAGTACCTTTATATGTAGCATTGATATTAAACCTATTAAAATATAGATCTCTTCTGGCTTCCCATTCAAGCCTTTCCCAATCAATATTGTCTTTATCTAAATCATCAGACATTGTCTCTACCCTCGATTTGTTTGTCTTTATACTTCTCCCAATAAGGAACCCCATCCTCATCATAATCAGAACCAAGGGCTTCTAAAATTCTATCATTATCCCTTGCAATATACCCAACATATTCTGCATAGTTCTCAAACTTCCTATCCTGCTCTTCCCTACCCTCACGAATGATTTGGGCTATCTCTTCAGGATCAAGATTAGGAATATGCCAATCAGCCATTATCCTGCTCCTCTTCATACTTACTAATTTTTTCATCTAAACGTCTTAGTATTTCTTGTTCAAATGAATTATATACACCTACCTCAAACTCTTTTTCAATGACTCTTTTAAATTCATAATTATCTTCTAAACTTCTATTAATTTTAGCAAAAATAAGATCATCCCTTTTGTTTATATCTTCTTGAACATCTAAACCCAAGGTTGCAAAATACAACAAAATGTGACTAGTCATAAGATGGTACGCATTGTCCATAACATTTGTTTCTTTTGGGTTTGGGTCGTCGTGAAACAAGGTATAAATAAATGACTCATAATCTTCTTCATCTGTAACATAAAACTTATCAAGTTCTTCAACTAACCTTACAATTGCTCTCTTATCTATCATAACAACCCCAAACAAATGAATAGATTTTGGGTAAAGGAGTCGAACCTATATTACCTGCTTCGGAGGCAGGAGTCCGACCATTAGACGAACCCAAACTTTTGATCACCACAAATCCTTCATTCTCTTCCAATGTTGATATTCTTTAAAACAAATATATCCTACTTGTAATGTTGACAACAATGCTATGTAGTATATCATTCTGTAATCTCTGCTTTAAATACTGCTTCTTCTTCACACTCTGGATGTGTAATAACCCCATGCTCAGCATTATCTTCTAATGCCGCAGTCACACAATCATCAAACGTGGCATAAACCTTACTAATATCAGTTACTGGAATGTCTATAAACACTTCAGAACCAACATTACGCCAATCAGATTCATGACCTTCAACATATGAGAACCCACCTTTAGGGTTCTTTCTTACAACAAAATAATTATTTAACGACATAACTAATCCTCAACTCCAGTGTTTCGTCCACCATCTATATAGTTCATATTATTGTTTATGATATTTACAATACTTTTGCGTATATTCTTAAACACAGCACTATCTTCGTCTTGTGCTTCTAGACTACGAAATACACCATTAATCTCTTCAATCATATTAATTACATCTTCTCGATCTAACATTTCTTTACTCACATTACCACCTTTTCCTATTAATGTGCTTTCCTTTGTTTGTATAATCCATTATAGTAATTGTTATAGCATATGTCAATAGGCAAAAACTTATAAATACTAGCCCACACTCTATGGGACTTAGATAAGTGGGCAGCATATACATATTCGCCGAACCTTACAGCCAATCTTTATTTAATTTATCAGCAGGAATAATTTTATATCCCTTGCGATATTCGCCGACTTCAAAACCCTTATCGGCTTCGATCCATCCTAATAATTCTACAGTTTTATATTCAGAGTCAACAAGTCTTGCACCCCAAATAATAAGATTACGATTCAAATCTTTATCTCTAACTGCTGGACCGCTTTGAGTTCTCACTCTTCGAACTTCAATGTTGGTACCCACATCGGGCTTTCCTTTATGGATAGCATGATCTTGCTTATTCCATACGTGTCCAGACCAGTATTGATTTGTATATTTTGCTACAGCCAATTCACAAATTGCTGCTGCTGGTTGAGCATTACGATCTTCTTCCATCTTACTTTTATCGTAGTATGCTGCATCTTTCTTTGTCCAGTTCTCAGTGAACCTTCTAATACCCACTTGATAGGCATGTTCGTACTCCCACGCTTCTAGCGTAATTATCACTCAGTTACTTCCTTCCATAAAACATATCCTGGTAGATATGAATTTTCTATATTAGTACCAGTATATACTTTACCATTCTCATTGTCAATAAGGGTATACTTCCAAGGACATTTTGTTATTACCGATAAATGTACTGCTAAATCTAAATCTTCTACCGTCGTACCATCTTGTAAGTGCCTAGGCATTCTTTTCTAAACCTAACTCTTTTAAGAATCTAAATTTAGGCATAGCACCATTTACAAAAGAAACTATCTCATTATCATCATTGATTAGTATATATGTAGGAACAGTTTGGATATTATAATTACTTACCATACCCGCATCTTCATCAACATTAATTCTAACAACCTCTAAATCAGGATAATCTTTTTCTATCTGATCTATAACTGGATTCATTAACTTACATGGATTACACCACGGTGCCCAAAAATCTAACAATTGCATAACTGCCTCCTATTGTTTTTACGAGCCTGATCTCAGGATTGAACTGAGGACCTTCCGCTTACAAGGCGGACGCACTACCACTGTGCTAATCAGGCGTACCCCTAACGGAATTCGAATCCGTGCTGTCGCCGTGAAAGGGCGATGTCCTAGGCCACTAGACGATAGGGGCTTGTGTTTCTGTTACTACACTATGACCACAGGATGTACAATCACCATAAGTCTTTCCAGTAAATGGACATGATGCATATTGATAGGTGTGACCATCAACCCTACATCCAGCAGAATTAAATGGTACATACTCTGTTAAATAATCAAACAATCTTTTTAATAGTTTTATAATAATTTTACATCTCCTATCTATATGTTTTTCTAGACCAATATTGATTTTTATACGATCTTACAATCTTTTTAGCAAAGTCAAATCTATTTTTAATTACAAAGTTTTCATCATAATTTTCTTTATACGATTTCCAATTATCTCTTTTAAAAGGTATAATTTGACATATTGGTGTACCCGCTTCAATTATCATTGGCTCAGTTATTTCTTGATTTAATTGAAATGGAAACTGAACTTCTTGGGTATAACCATCTGTATCAACAATTCCACTAAATGTTCTAAATGGTAACTCATTTCTATTGAGTGGGTGGGTAAATAAACAACTATATCCTTTTGGTGTTCTTATTGTAAAATTAAAACTAAACTTAACTACTAAACTTTGATTATGTACAATGTTAGGCAATCCTGGATGTTGTTCTGGAGTATGAAGAGATATTAAACCAATCTCTGATCTCCAATTAAAATATAAGTCTCCAGTAACTGCTTTTTTAACTTCTAAATCTGCTGGCAAGGTAACCATATATCCAGCAGTTAAAGCATCTAAAAATGGAGTACATCCTTTTATGGTTAAGTTTGATGCTTTAGAATTAAAATCACTTAACCCTGGCTTATCATATCCTTCTGCTTCTAATGGTATTTTTTTATACCATCCTGGCAATGAATATGATGATGGTTTTGGAATATCCAATACTAAATCTGTAAACTTAGTCATTGGATGAAATAATATTTTTTTCACTATTGTTGATCCTCAAATAATTTTTGTTGATCTAATAATTTAATATTATCTTCCCATATTCTAAATACCATCATACATGGATCGTTTCCGTTTTCCCACTCTTGTTGTTCTTCTTCTGTCATGTATCCAGTATCGTGAGTATCACAAAATGGTTCTGAAATCCACTTGTTAGCAAGACCTAAATCACGCCATTCAAAAAATTCCATTCTGTTTTTATACTCTGCTTCAATTAATAATTTATGAGAATCCCAGGTTGACCAATCTGGCATGGTCATGTTAGTTCGCTCCATCTTTCTTCTGGAATAATTTTAAATCCATCACTTCTTTCTAAGACCAAGACACTAGCATTAAATAATCCAAAATGATCTTCTAGATTTTTAATAACATCGTCAACTGGCAATGTTGAACAAGTGTATAAATCAAACTGCATAAACGCTGGATCTGTTTCATCCCAAACGTGCATAGCAATGTGAGATGTTTCAATCATCACTGCTGCAGTAAGGCCACGATTACCTTCTTTAGTTACATAAGAAGCAAAAGGTCCTTGAATTGTTTTCATTCCAATTGAATCTACCAACTGTTGCATCCAAGCAATAGTTTGCTTTTCATCAGTTGGTGGAAGTAAGGTATATCCATTAATTAATACGTGATTATGAAGTGCCACTTTGTATCCAATCTGTAGTAGACATCTATAATAGCAGAAGGTGGGGGACTATGTCAACCCCACCCTCTCTTATTCCCCTACTAAAGGAATAACACTATTTTACTACAATTTCTTTAGGTTGTAAATGCTTTGGTACATATTTTTTTACTCTTACTTTGAGTAATCCATTATCTACCTCGGCTTCTTCAACTTCAACGTGTTCGCCTAGAGCAAATGTTGATGCGAATGAGCGTGTAGCAATACCTTTATGTAAGTATTCTTCACGATCTTGTTCGTCAGACATTGTTCCAGATACGTTGAGTTTGCCATTGTTTACAGTTACCTTTATGTCCTTTTTATCAAAACCAGCGATAGCGAATTCTAATTCAAATTCGTTTTCGTCTAATTTTTTGATATTGTAAGGTGGGTAACTAGAGATGTGCTTGTTGAGATCATTTCTCAATCCAAGCAACTTGTTGAACGAGTCATCGAATCCTAAGAAAAAGGGTTCGAGTTGCATTGTTCGTAGCAATGAGCCTACCATGTTTGCCTCCTTTATAGCGAGTATTATTACCCCCCAGTTGGCAGGGTAACTATAATATTATACCAGTCTATCTTGAATTTGTCTATCTTCTACTGGGGTTAACTGACCTTTGTGGTGAGCAGCAATATCTTTTCTAACCCAAGTCATACCATATGGTGTATCTAGATTGTGAACACCTTCCCTTCTTAATAATCTTTCAGCCATAGATTGAAATGTTGGATCATCACTTAAGTTTAAATAAGAATTATGAGACCAAGGTAGATCATAAAATGCTGGAGCGTTTACTAAAAGCATACCAGCAGTTGTCCAATGCTCCTGTATTGGTGGATCTGTGCTTACACTCTTTCCACTTAGCCCATATTCTGGAACATTTACTCCAACTAAAGGCCTATCTACTTCTAATAGTTTTTCAACAATGTCAGCATTTAATGATATATCTGAGTCTACATATAGTATTGCTTCATAATTTACTACCCCGATATTTTGTTCTGTACAATCTTCTCCCCAGTGATGTCCACTAGTAACTCTAAATCTTTGTGCAAACTCTCTAATTAGATTACGACCAGTTTCAATTCTTATCCACCTATTTTGAGAAGTAACTTTTGTTTGCATATCGTTTATAGAATATGTCCAATAATCTCCATCAACTTCTCTTAAAGCATTAATAACATTAACAAAAGGATCTAATCCTCTATGATCTAATTCAAATGATGCAAAAAATTTTACATTAGGAAACCTTTCAATAATACTTAATCTATTACTTAACCACTCCAAGTCTTCACCTTTATCACATTTCCATCCTACTAATGGTGTTCCTATTACAAAATGTTTATTATAATCAATTGGCTTTAACATTTTTTCTACCCTTTATCTTTTCAATATAGTCTGAACATATTCCAGCATAACCATACCCTTTAATAAATTTTGTACCATGTTGCATTTCTGGCATAACTAAAATACAAGAGTTAGAGGCTTTTAGTTTACCAGGATAAGCCCAAACATAACTATTGCTTGTTATTGTGTAGTCATCTGTATTGTGAAAAAAACAATGAAGAAAGTTATCCATACAAGCAGACAAGGCATCTGTATTTTTACAATGTATCCAAAGTTTATGCTGCCTATCCTCTAACCAAGATAAACTTATTTTATATTGTGATTTATCATGTCCTAGATAATAAACTCCGTTAGCCACTCTTAGATCTACCTCTACATCAAATCCATGATAAAGTGCATAATCTATATACTCTGGATTATTTTCTTGTTCTGGTATTGGACCATTAAGATTACCACGATGTGCTATGTAGATCATTTTTCAACTTGAACCCAAATCCATTGACGATGATTATCGCCAGGCCCTGTTTGTCTAAGATCTGATTTATAATTTTTAAAACCAATCTTATTTAATAAATCATCTTTTAGTTCTTCTTCGTCTGTAATGCTAACATCAGCATGACCATTTGTACTTGCTGCTTCATAAACATTATCATAATATTTTGCTGTAGGAATGTTTTCTTTTCCACCGTATCCCATTTGGAAACAAAGTTTTCCACCTGGCTTTAATACTCTATAGGCTTCTTTTAATATATTAAATCTAATTTCATGCACACAGATATGTTGAAAGCAAATAACTGCAAACATAACATCGTACACATTATCTTCTATCATGGATAGATTATCTCCAGATGTATGATATAGATTAGGAATAGGAATATTATTATACTCTAAGTTTATCTTTGCTTTTTCTAAATTGATATCTGATATATCTACCCCATCAATTCTTTCAAATCTATCATTAAACTTTACAATGTTTCTACCTGGCCCACAGCCATAGTCTAATGCTATCATGCCTTGAGTATCAAAGTCTTTAAACAAATAGGTATCGTAGTCTGACCAATTATTGTGTCCATCGTATGATCCAACTACTGGGTCTCTAAATTGTAGACTCCATATTGCAGCATATTGATCATAATATTTATTTTGCATATTTAGGTAATCTTGCTTATTTCTATTCATTAGTTATTCTCCAAGTAGTAGTTTAAATCTTCTGGGGTTCCTATACCCCACATTTTTTCTATTTCTTTTACCCTTATCTTTTTACCATCTTCAATTGCTTGATTGAAAACAGGACAAACGTAAAATTCATTATTAGTTCTTATATCTTTTTGTATCATATCTTCAGCATACTTTACATAATCTGATCCATGCTTCCAATAATAAATTCCTACTGTTGCATTATCTGATATAGGATTCTTTTCTGCTACCTCTGAAACAAAACCGTTATCACCAATCTTAGCATAAGACCACTTAGGATGGGTTGCTTTGAAGGTCAAGATGCCACCATCAATTTCATCTGCACCAAATGCATACAAACATTCATTACTATTCCATTCAACTATCTGATCTGAGTTAGCAATCAATAACGGTTCTTCATTATTTATATATTGTTTTGCTAACAAAGTTGTTACTGCAGCACCCTCAGTTATTCCATTAATAGTTACAATATCGCAGCCTGGCTTTATTAAACCTAAAACTTGTTTTAAATTATATTTTTCATAATGTTCTTCTTGAACTATAAATACATAATGAGCATCTATATTTAAATTATCCACTACCGTTTGAATCATAGGTTTACCTTTTACTTCAATCAAAGGTTTAGGGAATGTGTATCCTGCTTGTGCAAATCTTGATCCAGCACCAGCCATTGGTATTAATACGTTCATCTTTTCATTCTTCCAAGGCACTTGACCTTTTCCCTTCATTTCGAATCTATCTATCATATCAAAGAATTTATCCTTATCTAAGTCATCTGCGTCTTTAATGCCGTATAGATTCCCTCCAGAGGCTATAGCACCCTGTCTACCAATATGTGAATCTTCCACAATAACTGTGTTTTGAGGCAAGGCGTTAAGTGCAGTCATACATTTCCAATACATTTCAGGGTATGGTTTATGATGTTTAACATCTTCATTGCTAACAATATATTCTACATATCCTATTACACCAATAGCATTTAATGCTGTTATGATAGTTTCTCTAATAGAATTACTTGCTACCGCAATTTTCCATCCTTCCTTTTTAAGTTTCTTCATAATATATATTGCTGTTTTATTTTCTGATAAGCCTTGTAAAATATCTATAGTTTCTTTTTGTTTTTGTTTCCACACTTGATCATGATATTCAACTGGTAAACCTTTTAATTCTGTAAGCATTTTAAGTTTCATGGTAGTTCCAAGACCATCATACTTTGATAGATGTTCTTCTCTAGTTATAAAAAACTTAGGATTAATTTTTATTAATGCATTATTTAAAGCATCGTAATGAACATCTCTTGAATCAATTAATACTCCGTCAAGATCAAATATAACTAACTTATTATCCATTTGGATTAGGCCCTGCATGTCTGTGCCATTTGTTATGTCTAACAATTGCCTTTCCATTACATTTCATTACATACTTATTACGAACTCTCATCGACCATTCCACGTCTTCTTCCTCATTCCAACCACGAGACTCATCTAAAGGTTCTTCTAGCATAACATGCTTCTTAACAATAAAAAATCCGCCAGAAATATACATGTATTGAGTTTGAGACCAATCGTCATAGTTTAATGACCATGCTCTACCATGACCTGGCTTATCCCACAAAGACCAATCCATTGGATTTCTATTACCTGTAATTAAATATTGAGGACAAGAACAAATACTCCAATCTGTTCCAAACTCTTTAAAACTTTGATACCAATTAATATCAAACACATGGTAGTCATGCATAATAACTATATTGTCATACTTAGATTCTTGTGCTAGTATATTTTTCTTTTTAGTAATCCACATTGGTTTTTGATTCTCATCAAAATCTACTTTACGAATATCTGGACCAGTTATACCTTCGCTATCTCCACCACCAACGAATAATATTTCATACTCTGGTACATTTAAATCACGAATACTTTTTATAATATGTAATAGTCTATCTTTATCTTGATATGTTGTTATTATTCCAAAGGTCCATTGAATATCATTCATTATCAAACCCTGTTGCTATCACTGTTACACGGATTTGATCATCTAAACTTTCATCTACTACTGTACCAAAAATTATGTTAGCATCTTCGTGAGCATCTTCTGATACTGCTGTTGCAATATAGTTTACTTCTCCCATAGTTATACTAGATGATGAAGCAATTGAAAGAAGAACTCCCTTAGCACCCTTTAGACTAGTACTCAAGATTGGGCTTGTTGTGGCCTGTTCTGCGGCTTCTGCAGCCCTATCCTTGCCTTCTCCTACACCTATCCCCATAAACGCTGTACCAGCATCTTTAATAATCTTTTTAACATCTGCAAAGTCTACGTTAATAATTCCAGGGGTAGTAATTAAATCTGTAATAGCAGCAATACCTTTTAATAAAATCAAATCAACTTCTTGAAAAGCATCCTTCATAGATATATCAGGATCTAACATCTTTAATAGATTATCATTAGGAATAACAATAATAGTATCTACTTCTGATTTTAAACTTTCTATACCCGCCAAAGCCTTTGACATTCTTTGTTTACCTTCAAAATTAAATGGTGTTGTAACTATTCCTATTGTTAATGCTCCAACTTCTTTAGCGGCCTTAGCAACAATTGGTGCACTACCTGTTCCAGTTCCCCCACCCATGCCTGCTGTAACAAAAACCATGTCAGTACCAAAAACTATATCTTTTATATCTTCAAAATTTTCTTCTGCTGCTGCTCTTCCTAATTCTGGATCTGAACCAGCACCTAAACCTTTTGTAACATTACGACCAATATCTAATTTAATATTTGCTGGACTTGTAATTAATGCTTGAGCATCTGTATTTAGTGCAACAAAGTCAACACCAGAGATTCCTAAGTCAACCATATTGTTAATTGCATTTACGCCGCCACCACCACAGCCAATAACTTTAATATCAACTAAGGACATTATTTCCTCTTAGCAAGTAATGCTGGAAAATCTTTAACTTTTGTATCGCCCATGTATCCCCAGGCATATCCTTCATCAATCATCATTTGATTCAAAGATTTTTCATATCCTTTAATATGTAGATCACCTAAGATACGACCATATTTTTCTGTTGAATCTGGTTTTTGTGTTTTAATAACAATGTTTTCAGCACCTTCTAATTTTTTCTTAAGCCATTCTTTTGATTGTAAACCTAATTCTTTTTCACGTAAGTCTGTTGTACGAGACTCTGGGGTGTCAATGCCTGCAAGGCGGACACGTTGGAAATAAGAAACATTAAAACCCAAATCAATATCAACATCAATGGTGTCTCCGTCCACTACCTTATAAACCTTTTTTACATTATATTCATACATAGTAATATTATACCTCATTCTTTGATTGAAATTTAAAATCAGACTTTACATAGTCTTGAATTTTTCTAGCATACTCTTTACCTCTAAGATCATCCATAAATCTCACTATAGCCTCTGACATTTCAAAAGGTTTTATATGATACTTTACATCCTGTAGGTGTTCTATAAACTCTGCAAGTTCGTTAACACGATAATCTTTATGTTTACGAATCTGCACTCGCTGTAGACCTCTTCAATTGTCCTGTTCTTATACCATGTTTGTAGGCTAAGTTTTCTGCTCTTCTACGAGCCTTACGAGCAGCACGTTTTTTAATAGGATCCCAAGCAGCAGCCTTATCTGGCCTTTTAATTAAATTATATCCACCACGACTTTTACCTGTAGCACCTATATTAGGCTCTTTAGGATTTTGTTTTATTGCTTTTCCATTAGATCTGTTAGTATTTCTATCAGATGTTTTCTTTTGTGCCATTATTCTCCCTTATATATTATTTTTTAACTTTTGTAGTTACTCGTTCTTTTTTTCCATCTTTATATATATCTATTTTACATGTTCCAGATTTTAAAATTAATACTGAATTATTTTTAATTTTACAAGTTTTTTTAGTTCTTGATATCTTTTTAAACTCTTTTAAATTAGGTGTAAGTTTGATAATTCTATGTTTATTTTTTTTCATAATAACTTTTGACATTCCCTTTGTAACAAAACTTGACTTCATTGCTTCAAAAGCATTAAATTCTTGTTGTAATAAATCTTTTAATAAATCTGCGGCTTCATCAATTGTTAAATTTGGATTATTTAATACAAATTCATCTAGTCCTGGAATAATAATTGGTTGAACAACTACACCATTTTTAATACTGCCTGCCTTGTGCATATCTTTATGTGGTTCGCAGTTTGCACATGATCTGTCTATGGTAAATGTTTCAGTATTATTATCATATGTTCCCCAATGTCCACCACCACTTACTGTTTGTCTAACTATTGTTGACCCTGGAGCAATGGCACCATTTTGAATTGCTGTATTTAAAAAATTATCATTACCACATACTGCATTTGTACAAACTATAATATTACTTACCTGCCCACTACTATCAACTACTGCCCATCCACTTTCAGTATCCCAAGCACTTTGATCAACTGGTACTTCTTCTGCAAATGATGGTATGGAAATCATACTTAATAACACAGTAAGTATTAATATTTTTTTCACACATTTTCCTTATCTAGTGGTGTTGGAGCAGTGACAAGCGTACCACATTCAGCACACTCTGAATCAAGTAAATACTGTTCTATATTATATTCTTCATCAAATGTGACTAAAATCTTGAATATGTTAGTACCACAAATGGGACATACTCTTGTCGGTATTCCTCTTGCGTTTAGTGACATTAAACTTCTTTCTTATGTGCTTCATAATGCTTTCTTCTGTTAATAAAAGAAGAGCACTTATTATAATTATACCCGCAAGTAGTTCCCAAGTCAAGAGCCTTTTCTAGTATCTGACCATGTAGCCCAGTTAACTGAGGTCATCTTGATCTTTTCTGCAAAGGTCATACCACAAGTGCAAGCAATATCTTTTAAACGCTTGCAATCTTCACAGTAATTAGACTCAGACATGGATACTATTATACTCCTTAAAAGTGTTTTAGGCAACCCACCAGCCATAAAACCTCTAGCCCTAGATCTCCTAGACTAGATTCCCCCCAGTATTAATTTGCTTTCTTATCTACTGAGTTAAAAGCACTATTGATTTCTTCGATGCTTAATCTTCCGTCATCGATAAATCCTCGTGCTAGTTTTTCAACTACTGTAGCAACACCAAGAGTTCCTGCAAGAATTATTGCACTCATAGTGTCGATACCGATAATTGCTCCAGCACCAATAACTCCAAGTCCATTGGCTGCAAATACAGCGATTATTCTAAGTAGAATATTTTTAATACCGCTAACTGCTCCCATTGCCTTTTCGTCATCTAGTTTTGTTTCTTTTGCCATTTTCTATTCTCCTTCCCTTATTCGTATAGTTATTAGCCATACAATTAAGACAGTTATAATTGCATACCCTACGATAGTTTTTGCACTACCCTCGAGTACTAGCCATGCTGCGAACATACCTAGTAATGTCCACAATTGGTTTAATGTTTCTACAAATGCTTCTACTAGCCATGCCCATATAAATTTAACTACTGTCCATACTTTATTTAGTATCCATAGAATTAATTTCCAGGTATTAATAAATACCCATTTAATTGCATTCCAGATACTTGTAATAATCCAGGTAATAACTTGAGTACCTTCATTAATTACCCCGATTATTCCTTTATATATACCTTTAAGTATCTTCCAAACAAGATTAAGAACATATTTAATTACCGCCATAACCTTGATTAGAATAAACTTAACTAGGTTTATGGGTAACATAACTACGAACTTAACTGCTTTGAAGATAAACTTAAAAGGTTTTAGTATTGCCTTTATCATGTTATCCTCCTTATTTCTGCTCTTGCATTCATCTGTACTATGCTTGAAGACATTGCTACAGATCCTATTAATTGACCCACAATAACTGTTGCAACAACAACTGTTTGTGAGTCCTCTCTTTCTTCTTCTGTCATATCAGCACCCAATTGTCCAAGTGCTTCTAACACTTGTCCTGGATCTGATACAAACTCTCCTAATAAGGCTGCAGGGTCTGATAGTTGTTCAAATACAACTGCAACACCTGCTTCTAATTCAACACCTTCACGGTATTCAATTATTTGATTCTCATCTAATTGTTCTAAAAATTCTAAAGTTTGCTCATCATTTAATCCTTCAATTAAATCTGCTACTGGCATTGATTCATCTACTTCATAATTTTCAATTAATAATTCTGCAATGTTTTCTAATTGTTCATCTGTAATTTCTTCTTCATTAACCAATAGTTCTTCAATTGCATTATTCATTTCTTCCTCAACTGCTATAATTTCTTCTAAAGGAGTTGGTTCAGGTGAAGGTTCTAAAGTTTGTTCTTCTTCCACTGGTGTTTCTTCTTGGACTTCTTCTACTGGTTCGTCAGTTGGTATCACAACAGGTGTTGGATCTGGACCTGGATCGACTGGCTCAGGATCTTGAGTTTGAGTTGGAGTAGGCTCTGGAGTAGGCTCTACTGTTTCTGTAGGCGTAGGAGTAGGTGTAGGGCTTTCTGAAGGTGTTTCAGTAGGTGTTGGTGTAGGTGTTGGAGTAGGTGTTAGTGTTGGTGTTGGTGTAGGCGTTGGTGTTGGAGTTATTGTAGGACTTGGCGTAGGACTTGGAGCAGGTGGCTCTGTAATTGTTTGAACACTTAAAGGAAAAACTTCACCATTCTGAACATATCTTGCCCCATATCTTGCACCTCCTGGTGCGTTAGAACTTACCTGATAAGTTGGAGTCCAAGTATAATTAATTGGATTTACTTCTGCTAACATTCTAATATAAATAGGTTCTCCAGTTGTTTGACCCCATAACATTACTTTCCAATCAACACATATAGATGTTGCAGTTGATCCATATCTAACATATAAATTATTTCCA